TACCCGTCGGAAAGTACGGATAGTGTCCCAGGTTCCGGCCGCGTCGTACGTTGCAAGACACGGCTTTCTTAAACCTCGCCAGATGCTCCCTATCCAGCGGAGGGGTTGAGCGAAACCTCTCTTCTTTATAATTACTGACCATATCCTCGGCCTCCTGCGAGCAACGATCGCAGGGTTTCTTTTCAAGTTTGGAAACCGTTTTTACGGACAGCTCCTGAACTGGGGTCAGATCAGGGTAAACGGAACGGACTGCGGAACGAAGATGACCGCATCGAATCCGTGAAGGTAAGGGCATTGAACCCCTCTTCATATCCTGGTCGCGTTCAAGTAAACGGCACGCGGCCCTCGCAACCCTCCCATTGCGAGCCTCCCTTTTACATCCCTGGAGGGTGTTTGGGACAACCTTCTCATTTGTTGACCGGGTGAGTACTGGCGGAGCGTGACCCGAGGGCGATTGCGGATTAACGTCAAGAGCGACCAGGCACCCGCCCTGGCCTTGACGACGCGATCGTTTTTTTATAAGAAAAGAACTGGACACGCTGCCCAGAGAAATGACCTCGGACGTGCCGAACGGAAGCCAGAACAATCTAACTGGCCAGTTTTGCCTCCGCATGGTCATTTTCTTTGTTGAGCCAGATATTCAATTTCCTTTTATACTCGTGAGGGACCGCTGGCTCGGTCCCGGAGTTTTGGGTAGGTTCGTCCCGAAAAGGAATGGGAAACACCATGCCAAGGAGGCCTGTGCTACTCGCTGCCCGGGTACAGTTAACACCCCGGGAGCCCCAATACCAATCGCAAACAATTGAAGTATTGAGGACGGCAGATTTCCGGCTTACGCTCGCGGCTGGCAGGCCAGATTACTACATCTGGGTTGCCCCCCCCGAGTCCCCAACATCCCTTTTGCGGCTCTGTTTCACAAGAGCCAACCGCAGAGGTGACGACACTACTCGTTTCACTCCATGACGGTCCCTACCGAGGTGCCTTTCCAAAGGACACCGGATCATGCGCGGGCGGAGCACA